ATACTTCTCGCCCACCTTTTAATGGTTACTGCATAAACTGGATTATGATCCGGGCAGCAACAGTAAAGCCGAATAGTTTCAGCCATGGTATCTGCTTATTCCATCCTTCTCGACGTCTAGACATAGATCAGTACTAGGATGATTAGAAACGTAAGCGCTATGAATCCGGTAGCAATCATCATGCTCCGGTAAAGATTCTTATCAGAAACAGCCTTTGAGTAGTACCCGGTAAGATCTTCAAGGGTATCCATAGTACTTATAAGCATACGCTCACACTGACCCTTGCGGATCTCAAGGAACTCTACTTCGTCTTCAAGCATATCTACCTTAGCCTCTAACTCTTCTCTATTTAATTGTGTCTTTAATTCTTTCTTCATGTTGTTATAGATTATTGTACTGAGTAATCACCATATCCACATACTCTTCCACACTCATACCGTTCGCATCCGTTACATGACCAGGGGTATCCGGCTGACCGCTAAACCATATACTGGTCGCTTCTTCTAGCGTGTATTTATCTAGCATGCCAGTGATCACACTCCCGGCCAGGATGTCTTGGTGGTACGGAGAGGATAAAAACTCTTCTGGGGATAGTCGGTGACCCAGGAGATCCTCACTCCAGGTGAACACGTTGTATTCCATGATTTGATAACGGCCATATGCCTTACCATTTGTAGTTTCTACCCCAACCGCCCGGTAGTCTCCTGATCCTCTGCTTTCTACAACCGCAAAGGCCTCAAGTAATTTCTTAGCCTCCGGGCTTATTCTAAAGACTCAGATCGTGCATTGACTTCCATCTCACGTTCTTTAAGCTCGGCCTTCTCCTCAGCTATACGTGCTTTATCAGCAGTAAGCTCAAGACGTTCGATCAGCTTCTGACGCTCAGATACACCTGAGATGTCTACACGGTACGATGATGTACTTGATGCAGTCTCATCTGCAAAGGTAAGCTGCGCAAAGTTATTCTCTCCCATGATCGTAAGCGTCGTGAAGATCATAGATAGCACAGCGAATAGGGCAATAAACCATGTAATGGACTTGTAGATCTTACTTTCTCGAATTGATTTAATCATATATTTAAGGTTAAGGAACAAACACCTGACTCACTTACACCTGATCAATCTTGTTTAGTAGTGCCTCAGCTCGATCTAACATCTCCGGATCTTTGTCATTAAGCTCGAAGATATCAATAGAACCGATCGCATACCGGATAACCTGCTTCTCTTCTGCCGTAAGGCTTACAGAGACCGGGCCGGTATCAACATCGAAATCTACCTTAGTCTTGTACATAACAATTTAATTACTCTTATCTAGTAATATCTTAAGTTTACATAATCCTTACAATCATGCAAGTACTAAATTCACTATATCACTGTTTACTGCGAGTACTAGCTTTAGATGTGTTATAATAACTACCGTGGTGATGTTTGCCCCCGGCTTTGCTGGGGATACAAAGTACAAAGATGCAGGTAATCTACAATTCCTTTCCTCTTATCTATCCAATATCTACTCACAGACTCACTCCTATTATGAGTCTGGGGCATACACCATCATGAGTAAAAGTAAGAAACAACAGCGAGCAGAACAAGAAAAGAAGGGTAAGAACGCCCTAGAGAAGTTAAATATGAAACAACGACAGTTTCTCCTCTACTGGCTGGGTATAGAAAAGCCCGGTAATGGTTATGACTGCTACTGCAATGTCACACGTAGCTACTTCTACGCTTTCTATACAAATGATCCAGACGCTAGTATTAAAGAAGAGGTAAAGAGTGTAGATGATGACGGTAACGTAACTACAAAGGAAGTCTTTACGCAGAAGTACAAGAACGCCTCAAAGAAGGGACGACAACTCCGAGAAAAGGAGGACATACAAGAGGCAAAGAAATATCTACGTGATGAGGTAGATCCGGTCGCTTTTATGAGAGACCTTGCCTCACAACGATCAGAGCTTGGTGTGGCCTTCAGAGCTAACAAGGAACTGATGCACATAGACGGCACAACGCCCTCAGACGGCGCTAGAGCCTTTACAGACTTTATTAAGGCCCTTGCTAACGATGACGGCAGCGATGAGTAAGGATCCCGAATTCAGCCCGGAGAGCTGGTCAAGGGAAATGCGTTCAATGCGAGTAATGATAATGGTTGACGGCTTTGATGGTTACGTACACCAGATGATGCTCACAAAGGATCAATTCAAGCATGTCAGTATGGGAATACAGGCTGCCATGGAAGTAGATGACGAGGGAAGGGTAAACATTCCGGTATCAGATCAACGTATCCTGAAGACTGATAGATTCCTCGGCTTTAAGAGTTTTTATACAGAAGAGGAGTTTAATGAAGCTGAAAATGAGTAAAGACACCAAACAAAACATGATCCAGACGGAGATGGGACACGTTGTGCCGGAGTATCTAACAAAGGATAAGCTATGGAAGACAGTGAAGAAGATCTTTAAGGATGACAAAGGACGCCCAATCGAACTAACCGAGGGACAATTCAGTATCTTTGAGTCTGTATTCCGGCGTAAGTACCCGAGACTGCATATCATGTGCCTTACACGCTACGGGAAGTCTATGTCAGTCGGACTAGCTGTACTACTCAGAGCAGCAACACATCCGGAACGCTGGGTACTCGTCGGGGGAAAGAAGAAACAAGCAAAGATTATTATGGAGGTGGTCAACAGTCACATCTTTGATCATCCCTCAATTGCTAACGCCTTTACCGGAAGCTCCAGTGACAAGCAGGACATCCGGAGGCATCGAAACAAGTCTCACGTAACCTTCAACGTCGGAGAAGGCCTGATAGGAGAGATATTCATTGCTACACCGAATGACGCCCTGGGATACGGATCACCGAACGTGGTACTGGATGAGGCAGCCCTGGTGGATGATGATGACTACGCCTTGATATCACGTATGGTCGATGACAATCCACACGACAACTTCCTATGTAAGATCGGAAACCCCTTCCGGCGTAATCACTTCCTGCGATCTCATCTATCTCCGGACTTCAAAAACATTGTGATTGATTATCATCAGGCGCTTGAGGAAGGCCGGGCTACTGAGGAGAGTGTAGAGGAGAAGCGACAGGAACGATTCTTCGATATCCTGTATGGCTGTGAATTCCCGGATGCGCAGGCTATGAGTGATGATGGCTATATGTACCTTGTAACGGATCAAGACCTCGCTAACGCCTTCTCACGGGACGTAGAACCGCAAGGAAAGCCCCGTCTAGCCCTTGATGTCGCCCGAGGAGGTAGAAATGAGAATGTATGGCTGCTCCGGTATAACAACTATGCCCTCGTACTGGATCACAATCACGCCTATGACACCATGACAGTCGTCGGCCGGACAGTAGAGCTGGTCAAAGAGTACGGCGTCGCCAAAGACATGATCTTTATTGATGACTCTGGTGTGGGTGGTGGAGTAACAGACAGACTCCGAGAGCTGGAGTATGAACCCGTCGGCGTGAACTTCGGTAGTCGGCCAACTGAGGAGAACCGGGATGAGTACTTGAATCTGAAGGCTGAGGTATACGCCGGGCCGGATGGACTAGCAACCTGGATTAAGGGTGGTGGAGCTATTGAAGCGCATGATGGCCTGACAGATATGCTTGAAGTACGCTACACAAAGACATCCTCCGGAAAGACAAAGATGGAAAGCAAGAAGGATCTCCGGAAGCGTGGAGTAGAAAGCCCGGACTTTGCAGATGCCCTAGCCTTGACGTTTGCACCGAAAGAGACATCTGAGTACTTCGTACCGAGAGATACACCAATGCGACGAAACGCAGATCAGATGGACGTAGATCCATATATGGTGTAAGTACTCTTGACAGGAAATAATCGTGTTATAATTATATCAATATGAAATCTGACAAGATCTCAAACAAGAAGCACGCAGAGATTCAAAATATGAGAGATGGGGCTAAGGGCCTTCAGAAAAGACGTCACACCGAGTGGCAGGAGAACTACCGGTTATACCGAAACAAGGTAGAGAAGAATCGGGTCACTCAACGACAGAGTGTGTCAATTCCGTTGATGAAAGAGACAATCCAAACGACACTTTCTAAGACAGATGAGGCTCCAGACATCTATTTTGAGAGCCTTTCAGGTGACAAGCAGAAGGAGATATTCCTGAATGAGTACTGGAATAAGTCTAAGGACGATGATGCTTTTGTTATAAAAGACACCGTAGACAAGAAGATGGCGTATTTATACGGACGCTCCGGAATGAAGCTGAACATTTATAACGGGCAGATCCACACTGAGGTACTGGAACCAATTGATATTCTTATCGGAGACAATGCTGATCCGGCTGATATCGACAATACAGCGATGTATGTTGCTCACCGGAATATCTTTCAGACGCTGGATCAGGTTTTAAGTAATGAAACATACACAGATGAAAGTAGCTTAAAGGAACTAAAGGATCATTTTCATAAAAACAGTGGTGACAGTGACAGAAACTACGAGGCAATGCTATCCCGAAAGGATCGTTTATCTGATCTTGGGTGGTCAATCTCTATTGAAAGCGGACAGAAGCTGGTACGCCTTACTGAACACTACGTAAAGGAGTGGAATGAAGACATGCAGGACTTTGAGGTGATGTACTGCGTAGAGGCAGAAGACAAGTATCCGCTGGTATACAAGCCTTTGAAGGAGGTACTCGGGGTCAACTTCTTCCCGATCGAGACATGGGCTACTGATACAGAGCGTACTGATATCTGGTCAGACGGTATCGGAGACATTGCCCGGACACCAAATAAGATCGTCAATGCCTGGTTTAGTCAGCTGGTAGAGAACCGAACGATGAAGAACCTGGGGATGACAATGTATAACTCCAGTGAAAACAAGGACTTCTCCCCGAATAGCTTTACTCCACGGCCATGGGGATGGTATCCGATCCCGGGTAACCCGAATGAACTTACACGCCCGATTGATATTCCTGATCTATCCGGATCACTGGATGAGATGGGCTTTGTGATCAACTCCTTAGAGCGTGCAACAGCATCTACGGCTATACTTAAGGGTCAAAGTGAGTCAGGACAGCAGACACTTGGTGAGGTAATGGAGCTGGTAAAAAGCTCAACCGAGCGTGTTACATCACTTACAAAGTACTACCGGGAGAGTCGACGACGCCTCGGAGAGAAGTGGTACAAGCTCGCAATGAATAACAAGGACAAGCTGGAACCGATCAAGGTGTATAAGAAGTCTGCAAAGGACAATATGTACTCACAGGAGATCAAGCATGATGACTGGATGGATGAGGAAGGATACGAGTGTAAGGTGACATCAAAGGCCGAAAGCACACAGAAGACGGTACAGGAGATCAAGAAGTTACAGCTTATGGCACAGGAGTTTGCCGGAAACCGACCATTACAGAAGATCCTCAAGAAGCGTTTACTGGATCTTGGTGAATTCTCAGCCGAGGAGATCGAGGAGGTTATGGGGTATGAGGAGCAGAAACAGGAGATGCAGGACGTAAATCCGGAGAATCTAGCAATGGCTCCAAGAGGCCCACAGGGAGGCGGACAAGCTCCACAGGCACCAAACCCTCAAGGAGCCGAAAGGATGCAGGAGCTGGCTGCTCAGGCGATGCCAGAGG